TTAAATAACTTTTCTCATGCTCCCCTGCCCGTGGGGGCGTCCTGGGGGCAATGCCGTTGGCATCTGATTGTTCAGCATGTTGACCTGATCCTGGTTCATGTCGCCAATCCACTTGGAGTAAACCTCGTACACCATTCGCGCATCTTCATGTCCCATCTGACTCGCTATGAATGACGGATTCGCTCCGGCCATCAACGTCCAGCATGCGTAGGTATGCCGTGACTGATAAGGATTCCTTTCGCGGATATTGGCAAGTTTAGTACCTCGCTTCCAGCCATAGGCAATCGAGTTCTTGGAGAAGTAACTGCCTTTTTTTGACGAATATGCTGTCGGTGAAAAAACGAAGCGAAGAGATTGCTGCTCAGTTTTTCCGATCTCCCGATGGTGAAATCGAATTTCTTGCTTCGGATTAGCGCCGGTGACTTCGTATTGTTCCTTCAGTGCATCCAGAGCAGGTTTAAGCAACGTTATCGTCCTTATTCCGGCATCTGTCTTAGGGGGAACAAATACTCGCTTATTCGTCAAACTTCTGGATACGTGGATTTCACCTTTTACCAAATCAATGTCTTCCCATGCCAGGGCGCATATCTCGCCCGGCCTCATCCCCGTATGAACGGCAACAATGATGATTAATGCCTGGCTACGGGGAAGGGCGGCTATCAGAGCCTGGTACTCATGAAGTAAAAGTGGGTCGGGATCATTTTTAGATAACTTGAGTCGCGACACTCCTTCATAAGGAGCATGCAATATAAACTGGCTTCGGTTTGCGAGCTTAAGCATTTCTGATAAAACTGCCATCTGTTTATTGACTGTTGAGGGCGCGCGGCCCTGCCTCGCCAGATTCGGCATTGCCGGGTTAATAATTGTCCCGGTCAATAACTCCTTTCGGTAATGCAGAATATCGGCATGCTCAATATCTACCAGACGGGTATTTTCTCCGATTACACGCAGTAACGTATTTACGACCGAAGTAAGCGATAGCAGTGTTGCACCTGATACCTCTAAGGCTTTGGTGTCTGTAAAAAAATCACTTAGTTCTTTAAACGTGGTGATTTTTTTGGTTGTGATGAACTTCTTAAGCGCCTTGGATTCCGGGAAACGTTCCGCATAGTCGAACTTACCGAGCTGTATTTCACTTGTTATGAGCGCGCGAAGATTTCCAGCTTTTTTGATGTTGCTGCTGTTCACCGTCCAGCCGCGAAGGACTTCGCGGCAACGTTTGCCGCGATAGGTAAATGTGATCCGTATTTTTCCATTATGCAGCTCAACGCCGGTTGGAAAGTCCATCATGCATCCTGTACTAATTGGTTAATCTTTGGATAGTTGTACCAAAGCAGACCTTTAGAATTGTCAGTTTCCCCGAGAGCTGTCAGATGTTTGAAATGCACGCCTTCGATCCACAAATTCAACCGATAACTTTTAATTTGTCTTTCAGACAAGCCGGTCTTTTCTGTTAGTCGCGCTTCAACCATCCACTCTTCGCTGAAAATGAGTTGCGACATACATAACTCCGATGCCGCCAGCCACAACAGTACATGCTGCAGCTGGCTGTAAGTGAAAACCTAAAATCAGTTTTTTGTCAGGCGCTGCCAGATTGCAGATACGTATTTGACCTGATGCCGGGCGTCAGAAAGCGCATTGTGCATGTCGCCTTCAAACGGGATGTCGAAGCGCGGGTTGATACCGACAGATTTACCCAGTTCAACCATGGTCCTTACGTCCCTGTCATTCCAGAACGGAACAGCGAAGGGAGTTTCTGTTAATGCATACGCGCGGCGGAGAATGACGTTATCAAACGAGCATCCATTGCCCCATAGCTGAACGGTGTGACTACCGTTAGCAGCATTTTCAGCAATAAAGTCAGCCAGTAGTTCAAGGACTTCACGCAGCCCCATAGCTTCATCAACAAGAATGGCAGAGCGGGCTTCAGATGATTGTTTCAACCACCACTGAATCGTCGACGCATCCGGTTTCATCCCAAACGACATCGATGATTCAAGACTGACAACCTGATAAAACTCGGCACCAGTGTTACCAGTTGAAGGCTCGAAAAATACAGCGCCGATAGAGACTATTGGGGCATCAGGACCGCTGCCCATAGTTTCCAAATCAACCATCAGGTGAGTATAAAAAGCGTTCAGGTGATCCGTATCGATATGGTGAACGGGTTCATTATTCAGGGAAGCTGGATGCTCACCAGTTGCATCAGCGCTTTTAACTGGCAAAACTGCTGCTTCGCCCTGAGGCACTTCAGGATTAGCTTTGATTTTGTTGTTGTCAGTTTTTTCCATCTGAACATCGCTGGTGGTTTCCTCGGTATTGGCTTGATGTAATTTTTCATCGACGGCGCGCTGGCGTACCTGGTCTACGACAGAAAGCGCGGCCGCCGACTGGTTACCCATCAGACCATCGATGGAGAACACGCCGTTGCCCATGTTGGCGATTTCTGGTTGTTCGGCTAATGCCTTCTGTTCAGCTGTGACATTCTCGTTTATCTCGTTTTCCCAGCTTTTTTCTGGTACATGACCGGCTGCCGCGAGGGTTTCTTCAGTTGGGTGCTGGTGGTCGGTTTCAGTCAGGCTCTTATTGATGTAACGGCTCAGCAGCTCCGGGAAATGGTGAGTGTTTTCTTCTGCACTGCGAATAAGCGCGAAAATAGCGGCACGGGAATAATCCAGGATGCCAGCGCGTTTGCGCAGGGCGGCGGACCACTCTTTGAACGGGCTTTCGTTTTTAGCAATGATCTCTTTTGCACGACGGAAAACGCCACCAGGGATATCGTAGATGTTGAAATCCATTGGAAGTGTGGCCAGCGCAATATCAATGTCCAGAGTGTCCAGCGTGTGGACAAGTTCCGGGTTGCGATCGGTCTTATTGCCACCACCAGCGTTGGTTCCGGAGTCAGTGCGCTGAATCTCCGACACACGATTGCCTTTACACCACTCTTTAATCAGCAGCCCACGGTCAATGTGCTCAGTATTGAACCAGGCCTTAAAGAACTGGATAACGGTGACCAGATCAACTCGCTTTCCATCAACCGGAAAAACGGTTTTCAGCGCGCTGACAACTTTCCAGATATCGATCTCTGGTGCTTTCCTGAATGGTTCTACATTCTCGGCGGCAAGCAGCAGGTTTTGCACATAGCTGTTATCCACATCCAGCTCGAGTTCCTGAATGGTTTTCTTCTGCTCAGTATCAATATGGTAAGCATATTCTTCAGAAATAAACTGAGCTAAAAGGCGCTGGCGTAGAGGGAGGGTCGCAACGGTAATGAGTTCTGGCGTTACAGGTGGAACGGTGGGCTCATCACCCACAATTCGTGCTTTCTTATCGTTAACCCACTCCTGCACGGTTTGAGTCCGTGCTTTCGGTTCCGCAATCCATTCGGTAATAAATTCCTCAAATGAAGCGATGGCATAGACCTGCTCACGGGCGAAGACTTCTTTTATTGCGTTTGCCAGGTTCCACTCAACATGAGCAGAAAGCTCTTTCACTGCTGGAACATTCGCAACGGCCAGTAACAGGTTTTGTACATAGAGATCATTTTCGTCCAGTTCCATTTGTCCGATCTGGATGTGCTGCGCTTCACTGATTTCCTTCTCTTCAGTGTCATTGACCAGGTGCGCAATCAGTCGCTGAGACAGGCGCAGGCGAGATATGGGGCGGAGCAATGCTGGCGCATCGCTGTTGGGTACATTGTCGCTGGAAGTTTCAGGTTTTTGCTGACAGGAAGTCTCCTGATTCTCATTATCAGGCTTCTGTTTCAGTTGCCACGTTTGCTGGTCTTCTGCCAGTTCGTAACGATCGCACCATGTGTCATCAAGTTTGCTTTCCTCAGGAAGATCGTCAACAACAAACCAGTTGGTGCGGACAGGTAATTGATAGTCGGCGCCACGACCGACGGCAATATCATTGTCTTCGAGAATATTGAGGATTTCGCGTTCTGCACGGGAATCTGATTTCGCAGAGAACCAGCAAAACAGGTTTTTTGCCTCAGTTGCTTTCGCTTTGGCTTTAATAAGATACGCATACGTTAACATTGCGTTCGGGCTCCATAGGATTGTAAGATACCCGGCAGCTGATGATCGCCGCCTAAGGTAGTGGTTATTGGTCAAAACTCGTTCCGGAAAGCTTTGGTCGGCTGACCGGGTACTTAACCCGCCTTGCGCGGGTTTTGTGCTTTATGGGGTAGGGGATTTTCCCTGCGCCAGCTGTGCGACGGGGACCCACTCCAGAGCATTCAGCACGGGCTCAAATGAATCAGGCGTGTGAGTAACGGCGCGAACGACGTCAGCCACGCTGGGGTTTGCTTTGCTAAGGTGGTACCCGCCACCAGCGCCACGCTGGCTGGTGACGATTTCACTGCTGCGCAGCTTCGAGAAAATCTGCTCGAGGTAAGACACAGACAGCTTTGATTCTTTACTGATAGATGCGATGGAAACCGGACTGCCGTTGTAAATCCTGTTGAGGATGGCAACGACCTGAACAGAAGCCACCACGCGTTTCATTCCAAACTCCATCATGCATCCTTTGCCGGTTCGCGACCGTATCCCGGGTTATCGTTTAAGGCGTCATTCAGAACCTGCATTGCCTCATTATGTGGGAGAGTCAGAGCAAGTTTGATCGCCGTTCCAAGAGCTTCAGCCGCACATTCAAACTTACGAGCGAGCCTGGCTGTTTCATCAACTTGTTCACCCATCGCTTCCATTTCAAAGTTGTGCTCAGTCCAGATTTCATCCATCACATCACTTTCAACTTCTTCACGTAATGCTTCTTTTACTTCCAGAACAGGCAAAACCCCGATTAATGCCTCGGCTGGTGCGCTGCTGAAGCGCAATGCCAGATCGTTAGCTGACATAAAAACCTCCGGAAAAAAGCCCGCCACGGGACGGGCAAAGAACACTTTTCCAATTTAACCAGAACAGGTCTTCGTCTCCTGTTTGGTTACGATGGTGGTATTACCATCACAATGCCCTGTGCACCGGGCATGAGGCTGGCAACAGCCATTGGTCAAACTCGTTATGAACGAACAGCAGTCTGTTGGTCGGCAGACGGGTCGCCCTTCTGGGCGAGCATGTAGCAAATCAGTCGAATGATTACTTCAATGCGATTTAGATGTACGGCCTGACACCGCACTGGTTTACGTGCGAAATCGATCATGGATTTATCCTCTTGCGTTGCCCTTGTCGCCAGGCTGGCGGAACGTTGAACCTGCTGCGTGTTAATACTAGTCATCTCATCCGGTGATTCGTATGCCGCCGGCAGCTACTTCGTGGGCGTCCTGCCTCGATGACTGTCTTTGTGTTGGGAATAGTATTATCGATTGAATCGATATATGTCAAATTAAATCGATATCAATGAGTGTGAACATCTCACCGATTAGTTTATCGGATTGATTTCGCATGCTTTATGAAGGGTACAGGAGTGGAGGGTTACTCGTTACTGGGGATTATCTTTCGTTTTTTTAGGTAAGCAGTAGCTACATCATCTAGCTCTTGTAGACGCAGCTCGATCAACTTAATTATCTTTTCTCTCTCATCGTCAGTGGGCAAAAGCTCAAATTGCTCCAGTAGCTTTTGTTCCTGGGCCGACTGAGGTTGACGTTTTTTTTCTGATGTTATGGCAGGAATAGTGTCAGCTTCAGTTTCTTCAAGAAAAAACCAATAAAGTGGATAGCCTGTAGCGGACTGAAGCCTATCTAGGATGTCAGCTCTTGGAAGTATATTAGAGTTACACCAGCCATTTACTGACTGGGCTTTTACTCCCAGTCTGCGTGCAAGTTCCGATTGAGATATTCCAAGATCAAGGATGGCTTTTTGTAATCGCTTTCCGAAGTTCATATTCCTAGCCCGCTCAAAAACATACATCCGATTATACAGATTTTATCTGTAGCTCAACCTATCGATATAATTTGACGATATCGAAATAATTTGATTTACTCGCTTTACGTTCACTCCTCGAGACAAATCAATGAAGCTCACAACACAAAAGAAAATGTTAGCCATATGCAGTCAGGCAGAACTGGGGCGCCGTCTAAATCGGCGAGCTCAAACAGTTAATGGATGGTTCAAGAAAAAGGTACCCGGCGAGCTTGTTGTTCGCGTATCCAAAGCTCTCAATTGGCAAATTACGCCACATGAGTTGCGACCGGACCTTTATCCAAACCCCACTGATGGTTTACCTCAAAAGGAGGCCTAATCATGCAATCAGCCACGCATCAACATCATAGCCAACGTTTAGCTATTCCGTTGAAAACGGAAAATCATTTTAAACCCCAGCGCCGTGACGGCATTCAGCACCGTGCCATATTGGCCGCCGTTCGTGAATGGGAATCGACATTACCAGGACAGGCACAGGAACGGATCGCTCAGCTGGTGGCTGAAGAATGGGCCAAGGCAGATGGCCGCGGAATTGCTGTTAATAAGCAGAATTTATTCCGGTATCTGAAAAACGAAGGGGGGTCAGAAAAGTATACGGCTTACGTTATGCAGCTGTCAGGCTCAATCATTGCTGCTATGCCAGTTCAGATTGCCAGGAAGCACGGGTTAAGTAATGCGAGCACAGAAGCGGAGTTGGTGGCAAGCGCTATCAAAGAATGCAGTGAGGCACATCAGGCGAAACTAATCGGTGCGCCATTACAAAAGCTGGAGAAGGAAATTCGTGAAGCGGCAATCGCATTGTTCAACATGTTACCTGCTGATGCGGCGGGACCACTACTGGCGAGTATAAGCGCCGTAGCGCCGCAATTGTTTTAATCGAGTTTTGAGCAATAACCATTACGCGCCGGGAAACCGGACAAGGGAGTAACCATGGCAGCTCTGCCTTACATGCAACTTTACATTGCTGATTACCTGGCGGACACCATGCATCTGTCTACAGAAGAGCATGGCGCATACTTGCTACTGATGTTCAATTATTGGCAAACAGGTCGCCCGATCCCCAAAAACCGACTATCGAAAATTGCACGGCTGAGTAACGACCGTTGGGATGCCGTTGAACCTTCGCTGAAAGAGTTTTTTAACGATAACGGTACCGAATGGGTACAGGAGCGTATAGAGCGTGATCTGGAGGCGGTTAAAAACTCAATCAGCCAAAAGTCAGCAGCTGGAAAAGCATCTGCTCAGGCGAGAAAAGCTAAAAAAGGAGCGAATAACCAACAAAATAACAACGGGTGTTCAACGAGTGTTGAGCCGCCGTTAAAACAGAACGCCAACGGAAACCCAACTAATAAAGATCCAGATACAGATCTAAAAGAAAACCAAGAGAGAGAGTTATACGCGCCAGGTGGCTTTTTACCGCCCATAGGCAAATTTCCGATCACAGATGACTGGACACCTGGTGATGACTTTGTACGCCAGGCTGCGCAGTGGGGAATAAACCTTGGGGATCTACCAGGGTATACCGCCGTCGAATTACAGCAGTTCCGGGATTACTGGAAATGCGAAGGTAAAGTTAAACACCACATCCAGTGGGAACAGACTTTTGCTTCCAGCCTGAAAACATCGCGCGCCAATTCTTCCTCTCCATCGGCAGGTACACGTCGACAGGCTGGCTTTGGCGTTTCACAACCTGACACTCAGATCCCGCCGGGATTCAGGGGGTAATGATGAAAGCTACACATTATTTGCTTGCTCGTTTATCTGGGTAAATTTTGCTTGGGGAAGTTTTCGCAAAAACGTGACCCATTTATGGGTTGAGAAGTAACCACAATGAGTTTTGACCAATGACCATAGAGATCTCTCAGAAATATCGGGACACTAAATCCTGGCTGCAACAGACTATTGCAGAACTTGAGCTCGAGCGAGACGAAATCCCCGGAGCTTTGAACGAGGATGCTGCCATGGCGCTGAAGGTTATGAAACTGGCGATGGCTACTACTGGCTCAGAGCAAAAGTTAAACAACCACCCGGCACATGGTCCTGTATCTATCAATCGCCTGTATCAGATACGCGAAATACTCAGACGGGCAACGGCACAAAGCGATGGTGGTCATCTTGGCTACGCAATGGCTGATGCAGTGAAAGTGATTAATGGAGTACTGGAGTCGGTAGCCCGTGAGCAGGTAGAATTGCCACGAATTATAACCCCATGCGAAGGATCGAACATGTTAGAACGTAAGAATCAAAACGAACAACTGACACATGCTTTAGCGACATTGAGCACTAACATTACCTTTAGCTCTAAACAATCTATGCTCGACACTAACAGAGTCATGGAGACCATTCTTCCTACACTACTTAACCAGCTTTATGACTGCGCACTGGTTGATCTTAATATAATTACACATAACCATCCGGCTATCGATTTGGGTGACGATTTCAAGCGCCTGGCAGTGCAAATTACATCTGATGGCAGTAAAAGTAAGATGGTTTCAACGCTGGATAAATTCAAAGAGCATAATCTTGATAATGATTACGACACGATTTGGTTTTTGATCATTTCAAATGCGCAAAAATGTTCGTTTTCACGTCAGGGGTACAATATAGAAGTAAAGGATCTTGCTGATATTGCACGAGACATTTGCCAGTTGCCGCAAGCGCGGTTTGAACCAATCTATGCCTTTTGCAAAAAACAATTCAAAGCATATTTTCAAGAAAATAGCATAAGTGTTCTGGCTCCGGTTGTAGTTCCATCTAATGATCCAGCAGGGACCATAACTAACTTTTTAACTGCAAACGATTTGGTTGACTTGTCCACATGGCAAACAAATGCAACTCACGCAGATATCCGCAATGACCTGATAGCATTGAAAGAGCAGCTATCTGAGCTGAATGACGATCAGCGATGGTTCATCTTCCAGGTAATGAAATGGTCAATGGCGAATCAGAACATGCCTGAATACTGTATGGTTCCTCTCTCTGTTATTGAATCAGGAAAAGATAGTGCCGCCAGGAAAATTGTACGCACGACCGTTGAATCTCTTGAAAGTATTAGGATGGCGTATTACGTAGAAGAAAGCCGTGAACTAAACTGCCATGCCTTTTCAGTACATTTTGTAAAAAAAGAACATATAGAGGTGTTCGATTACTTCGCGGCAATCGCGACATTCCTGAACAAAACAGAGCAGGCTCATCTTCTTGAGCGCATAGTTGTCCAATGCGACTTCTCAGTTATCAACTAA